TTTTATCAAAAAAAGATTTGAAACGACCTCATAATTTTTGCACAGTTTTCAACAATGTGTTCTATATGTGCCAAAGTCGATGCCGTTGATATGACCAAGTGTATCGATTGTCTAGAGTCGTTTTGTCAAGAGTGCGGTACGCGAGCGGGCGAGAAATGTCCGTATTGTTTATCGCATCAGAACGTACTCGCAAGAAATCAAGAATTGATCGATTCCGAAATGAACAAACTCGTTAGTACTCAACGCGATATCGATGCGGAAGCGCTTTTGACGAACGCGTGTACCGTTCTATGTAATTGGTGTCGTAAGCCTATATCGAATAACGCGTGCATTACGTGCAACATTTTATATTGCGCGTGTTGCGGATCCGAATTGACGGCATCTCACGTATGCGACGGCGAATCTGAACGACTAATAAACGCTACTACCAAAAAATGTCCATCGTGTTTTGTCAGAATAGAGAAACCGCCGGATGATTGTTGTCAAATGTATTGCGTAATGTGTAAAACTGCGTGGTCGTGGACAACGCTTAAAATTATACACGATGTAAGCGAAATTCACAATCGTCATTTTTTTACAGTTACCGATCGTATTAAAAAACGATTCGTTGATCAGAAACGCGATAAATTGGCGCGAGCCATTTACAAGTCTTTAAAAACGTTGGATAGAGTCGATGAATATTACGCACAAGATTCGTATATGAATCGCTTAGCGTATCTTAACGACGAAATATCAATCTCGGAATTTAAACGCGTCGTATTGAGTTTACGCGCCAATTACGATCGCGACATTGCTGTGAGAAATGTATTGAATTGCGCGTGGCAAAATTTAGACGATGACGATAAAATACGCGAACATCACATTAATTTATCGCGCATAGATAACGTATATAGTTTGCACGCGCCAATTCGACTGCCGTATTGTTGACGCGCTCCGAGTAAATGAAACCACTCTGCGTATAGAGTGGTTTCCAAATGTATGATAACCATTGACCTAGGGACGTCTGAACAATCCGTCGGTATCCGCTATCGACTGAGTGTAGCGTTGATAACCATTGACCTAGGTTTGTCTGAGCAATCCGTCGGTACGCGATTATTTTTGAGCGGTTTCCTGACGCCTCTTATCGCCTTCAAATGATGAGTTGAGGAAGCCAACTGCGAGAGAGGCGAGACTCGTGTAGTCCATTGTATGATAAGGTGGGCGTACAACCATCATCAATAATCTTACCAAATGTGGTAAGATTACGCCGCATCATTTTGCCATACGTCCTGCCACGTACCGATTACGGCCACGTTTGAATAATCCGTTGACGAGTTTTCGAAAAAGTTTGTATGAGTAGGAGCGTTGATCATCACGGCGAGTTCGGGTAACGGATTTGCGTCGCTAGTGTTGAAAATACTCGCGAATCCCATAGTTTTCAACCTATGATCCGCTATAAACTCGATATACAATTTCAACCGCGTCGACGTCAAACCAAAGAAAGATTCCGTTGGATATTTTGCAAACACTAGATCGATAAACGCCGATTCCAACGCAACCATTTCGCGAGCAATTTGGTATATCGTGTCGCGCAACACGTCGATACGTATATCCTTATTTTCCGCCACAAATGTGAGAAACAAATCAATCATGCCTTCAGTATGTTGAGTCTCATCTACTATCGACCAAGTGACAATCTGTCCCATGCCTTTCAGTAGGCCATTTAACGGAAAAATTAACAACATTGCAAAGGTCGAAAAAAGTTGCATACCCTCGGTAAATCCCGAAAAGAGAGCGATCGATGCCGCGATATGTTCTTTATCATCGGTTGTAAGATCGCGCGGGTTTTTCGCTAGTATCGACGCGCTATCCGAAAACGTTTTAATATAGTCTTGTTTCGCTTTCATTTCGTCATATTCTAAAAACTCTTTATACGTCGATTCCGGCATTCCGAGCGTTTCAATCAGGTGAGAATACGCCGCTATATGAACGCCTTCTCGCGCAGCAAACGACCCCAACATCATCGTAACTTCGGGCAATCTGAAATGTGGCAAATATTCCGTATAATACGCGCTCGCGACATCTACGTCTCCTTGCGTGAAAAATCTAAACACGTTGGTCAAAAACTCTTTTTGAGACGTATCGAGTTTGTTGTTCCAGTCGTTAATATCGTCCATCATCGGCACTTCTGATGGGAGCCAATGGCTTTTCTCGTGCTTATCCCATCGATCGTAAAACTTGGGATACGTAAACGGCTTGTAATAGTTTCTGCCCATCAGTAGCGACATTTTTTAATCGTATTGATAATACTTATCGGTATTCAAATTTACGCGCGTTCTAAAAATGTCAATTTGCGAAATGTGGTTACGAGATCCCTTGATTAATCCGCGCACGGGTCGTGTGATCACACGAAACGGACCCACGTTTGTCAAACTAGAGCGAGAATGCGGAAAGAAATCGCGGTCGAGAGAAGATTGCCATAGATGGCATAAAAATCCATTAAAAAATCCGACGACTCAAAGACGTATTCGAGCAGGAGCCGCGGTGTACAAGTCGTTGGAAAACGAGTGCGGTAAAAACAGAATGCATTACGCGAGAATGAATATACCAAAATTAATTATTCCGCAATCGTCAATTGCTCAATTCGATACGCCGAGTCCTACTCCGTTATATACTCCATACTCTCCCGCAACGGAACTTTACTTGCAGCGACATCGACATCCGCTGCGATTCGCAAACTTTTAAACCCGACTTAAAAATGTCATATCAAAAGCTTATAACATTTGGTGACACGTTAACCAATAGTTTACCAGTCTATAATAATGACCCACTAACTTTTTGCATAGGCTCAAACGCGTCACAAGCGTTTAATCACGGTAGTAACGCCGCTATATACGGTCAAAATTCTCCCGAATGTCAAGTGTACATGAGTCAGAGATGCGCCAAAAATTGGGATGGGGTGTGCGAGTACGCGGCTTCGCATAAGGCAAATGAAGAGTACGCAACGAGAGCGGACACGATGGGGCAAGGAATGAAAAGTTTGATTGATTTGACTCCGGGAGAAGTGCTGCTGCGCAACACGGCTATGGAAAAGTATAGAGTCGGTATGCAAATGGGATCAAACTGCGAGTTGAAAACGGAACAATTTAACCCAATTAATCCGTCTAGTCCATACATGTCGTATTACGTTGGAAATGGCTGCGTTCCAGAGTACGCGGTTGATCCGTTGACGATCGATATGGATCCGGTCATGAACAAGTTGTTGGATAGACCAAAAATTGCGATGCAGTTGTTGCTCAACATTAAAAATACCATGCGGCGAAACGGCACGTTGGGTAATTTGATTGGGACACGTCTCGGTACATTTTACGGTTTGGGACCACCGTTGATAAGAGAAAACTATACGACACCCGCGTTGGCAACAGAAGGCGCAATCGCCATCAGTCCGTATCTATCGACTGGTATTCCGCCTACTATATCCGGGCTCGTTCCAGTTCAAATTGACGGGTTGGGATTGCCTGGAACCAGCGATTACTATCCGTATTCTACAACTCTCAATTACGTCGATTATTGGCCAACTCGATATATCGCGGGTATACCGTATGACGGCGCAAAACTCAGAAACGGTCGTTTCAAATAATTGAAAACGAGTAACATAAATTTATACCCAATTTGAAAATGGAGCAAAGACTGGTGATTGCGCTGATGGCTCAAAACGCCACGCGTGTGAAGGGATCCAATGTCATGTATTCATCGCGCGCTATATGCGAGATTTTAAATCTCGCGCACGGAGAAAGATTGATTGGTTTATTCGTAGACGCGCAATCAAAAACTCGCGATGGGAAATATCTCACTCGTGACGGTATACGACAATGCGTTCGAGGAGCTCAGACTATGCCGCTAAAATATTGCGCTTTTGGAGATGTAGCCAGATTTTTTGACAGACCTTACTAATCTAATCCAAATTTGGATTAGATTTTTCTCCCTCGAAGGCGGAAATACTATGCCGTTATACTAACGGGGATTTTCATTCATACCAACCTCTTTTTTAGTTGGCAGCGTTTTCGCTGCTCTTTTTTTGGTTGGCAGCGAAACGACACCACCTCTTTTTTTTAGGTGGTGTAGAAACGACACCACCTCTTTTTTTGGTTGGCAGCGTTTCTCTGCCAACCTCTTTTTTTGGTTGGCAG